CGGGCAACACTTATATCTGCTTTCACAGCTTTCCCAAATTCCGGGTAAAAACAAAATAAACTTCAGCAATTCTTTATATGGAATTGACGAACAAACATTTGCTCTGCAGATTCAACCAAATACTTCAAGTTCCGTAAGGGGAGAAGAACTTTTAGAGTTACTTAATGTAATTGTAAGGTTCCTAGTTTCTCACACCCACGGTTTCCCAGGAGAAGCCCCCGTCCCAATCACAGAAGATGGTTCTAGCGTAGATAATCTTATTCAACAACTTAATGAGGCATACAGTAAGGTATTAAATCAATATATTCGATTGAATTGATATTTATTAAAAAAAAGTATAATGTCAATTTACAGGTCGTATTTTAGTAGAAACAATACACTCCTTTCCAATTTATACACAAACACCGCTAGAAACCCAGTGGTCGAGCTTAATTTTGGTAGCTCAGACCTAATCACCCCCAATTTTGGATTCACTCGTTTTATTTTTGACTTAGACCTTGATGGTCTTAGACAAATGTATTTAGACAAATACATCTCAACAGGATGTACCACAGCCATCACCCATACCCTTTTGATGACAAACACATCATCATTTGACGACGACCTTATCAATACCAATATGAATAATGGGAGAAAGAGAGCAACATCTTTTGACCTTATACTTTTTAGAATACCAAAATTCTCAGGCACAACCGGAATCCCCCAAGCTTGGGATGAAGGTGTTGGATACGATTACAATGATTTTGGGACCACCGTCAATGGAGTCTCAGGTTCACAAACAGCAATTGAGCAATACAACAACAAAAGCTTCTCTCTAAGGCCATCAAACTGGTATCAGACAACAACTGTTGCAAACTGGTCTCAACCTGGCATATACGACAACAAAAACACCTTAACGGGGCTAACTGGATTGAACTACTCATCCATAACAATTGTCGATGAACAACATTTTGAACTTGGGAACGAAGATATTCAGTTTGACATGACAAATGAAATTACTGGAATCCTAAACGGAACAATCACAGGTGTAACAGGATGGGGTGTTGCTTACAAACCAGACATTGAAAACCTAAGTGGTTTAACCGATGCCTACTCTGTTGGTTTCTTTGGAAAATATACCCAAACATTCTACCAGCCATATCTTCTTACCGATTATAATGACTTAATCCAAGATGACAGAAACGTATTCCTAAAAAACCAAACTAACAAACTGTACCTTTACGTTTACCAGAATGGAGACTTTGTCAATCTAGATAATCTACCTGGGGTAAACATCGAAGACCAAAATGGTGATGTTGTTCCTGGTGGTTCAGGATTAACAACCTGTCTGGCTACAAGGGGGGTTTATGAAGTTACCGTGCCAAATATTTTTACAAATCAGCCCGTACCTTGTTTATTCTACGACGTTTGGACAGGACTTACAGTCAATGGACAGTCCCTACCAAATGTTACAAACCAATTTGTTTTGCAGAACTACTCTGCCGGAATACAAATCGGTAGCTTATCTAAAGAGCCAAGTAAATATGGATTTAGTTTCTACGGCATCTTACAAAACGAAAAGATTCTTAACACGGAAGTTCGTAAAGTGGGGGTTGTGGTTAAAAAAGAATGGTCTTCTCAAGTATTGCTTGAGAATATTGATGTGTATTATAGAGTATACGTCACTGAAGGTACAACAGAAGTTCAAGTACAAAACTGGACACCAGTTAATCGCACACCGAATGAATATTATTTCATGTTTGACATGAGAGACAAGATTCCTAATGAATACTATGTTGATATCAAGGTGAATACAAGCGGAGAAAAAGATATTTATAAAGACACATTAAGATTCCAAATCGTCAACAAAAAATGAAAAAAGTAATAAAACTTTCGGAAACAGATTTAAAAAACATCATTCGTGTAGCTTTGAAAGAAGCAGAGCATGAACATAATCGTTACATGTTCTTCAGTAATCTGGAGCAAATGAAAAGACAAGCTGAATTACTTTTAGATTTAGACCCAGACCAAATTCATTCAATTCTTGAAAATGGACATGACTGGGCTGATGACCACATTACCGTTGCTAAAGAAAATCTTGACCAAGTATTTGATTTCATGATGAATGAAATTAACGGTGAAGATGATGAAGACATGATAATGATGGATGATATTGCTGTAATGGAAGGTAGAAAGAAAACCGGAACGAAACTTTGTGCTAGAGGTAAAGCCGCTGCTAAAGCAAAGTTTGACGTGTACCCTTCTGCTTATGCGAACGGTTATGCTGTGCAAGTTTGTAAGGGAACAAAACCTGGCCTTGACGGAAAAAAAAGATGTTCGGGGGTATATTGCTAAATTAAAAAATTTGTCTTACCTTTGTCGTCTAAGATTAAGGTAATGAAAAAACTAAACCACACTTTTCGTCGTTTCGTTCAGAAACAGATGATACACCTTTTTCGGTACGTAAGCACCGAACAAGAAAAGTCCGTCTATGAACGAGACTGTATTGCAGTTTGTAAGAAGTTTATCAATCAGCCAGATTCGATTATGCTTCTAACACCTATTAGCGGAAAACGTTATATTAGAAGTGAAAAGAGTGAAATCTTTATCATTCTTGAATCGCATCGAGTAAAGATTATCAATCACGTATACGCCTATGATGTACACATAAATGATAAATCGTGGAATCAAATCATCTCGTTATTTGACAACGAAGTTGAAAAACGTAGAGAAGAGTTTGAATCACAAATTACTTCCAACATTAAATCCTCACTTCAAAAAATCATTAAAGAAAAGTTATGAAAAACACTTTCAATATTCTCTATTATACCGGAATCAGTATCATGATGGTCTTTGTGTTGATAATTAGTTTGTTTGCAATGAACATACAAAATATTCTAGTAACTTTTACAAAAGATAAGCCACAAGTAGACACATATGTTAAGGATAGTTCTGCTTTCGTAATACAACCCAAAAAAGAAGATAAAATCTCTGTTCCAGTAACAAAACCAGTTGTAAAGGAAACTAAAAAAATTCAAACAATAATTGAAGTAGTATCTGTTAAACCTACAAATTTGGACACAACAAACTTGCCAACCCAAACTAATCCACCCGATACTACGAAACCGACTCCCTGAGAACTTTCGAGATTAAATCTCGTAATCCTTCATTTTTCTTTTTTGGCTTATAAGATACCATGGTAGGTTTGTTCCCCTTACCTACCTTGGGATTCTTTTTTTCGGCAGCCCTTTTCTGAGCACAAGCAGATTTTTTTTGAGCATCTGTCATTTTAGCAGCAACACCTGCTGCTCTACATTTTGGGTATGCTTTTGATTCTCCTTCGGGTCTTCCACAAGGTGGATGTCCACCACCTTCTTTTTTCCTACATATGTTTACCCATGGCCCCTTTGGTTGATTACTTCCTTTAGGTTTTTTCTTAGTTCCAAACCAAACCGCTAAATCTTCTTTTAAAATATCATCTTTAAAAATTTTTTTTCTCATTTTTTGAACTTTAACCATATTGGTTTTAGTTTTTTTTTCGTCTCGTGAAATTTCACTTTTTTCTTTTTTTACATTACCATCATATGAATCGAAGGCTGTACCATTATTAAAGTAATTAGAAATTTTTACAATAAATGGTTGCAATTGTTTATCACTCCAAACTTGAGGTGTAATATTCAATTTTCCTTTGTAAGCTCCATCACTAGAAGATGTTGTTCCCTCGTTGATTTTCTGGTTCATGAGACTATTATTCTATAAATATCACATTAATTATGCAAGAGTTTGTACCCTTTCCCCTTTTTGATAGAATCAATATTCAAAGTTCTGAGGATTTTGAAAAGTTAATCGATGAGCTAAATGTTGGCCAAGCAAACTTTATAATTCAAGTTGCTTTGGAAAAAGCATATAGTTCTGGAATATTTACTTTGAGTGAATCTGAAATTTTGTCTAAAGCTCTCAGATTAAAAAATAATAAGGAGGAATAAATCAATTTTAAGCATGAGTCCGGAAGAAATAAGTAAAAGGATTGTTGAAGGAGAATATAATCTAACACAAGTCGTAAGAAACGGCCACAAGCCATATTACGGAGATGAATACGAAACAATAAGGACAGAGGTGGGTGTTTTACGATGTTTATATTTTGGAAATGAATCAAAATATTGTAATCCAAGATATAAGAAATAAAAAAAGGGGACCGAAGTCCCCTTTCTTTTTGTAGTTTGAGATATTATCTCAATTCTCTCAAGTCGAACGTTCTAACACCATCAACTGTGATACGACCGTAGAAACGGTTGTTTACAACCTTCTTAGCGTATCTAGTCATGATACCCTTGATAGGTGTAAAGTTGAATGGGTTATACATCGTAGGAGTGAGCTGTAAAGGTACGTATGGAGCGTAGATGTATCCAGTGTCAAGTAACGAAGTACCTTTGTGTCCTAACAACACCTGGTTTGCAGGGAAGTAAGGGTCACGGTAAACTTGATATCTACCAGCCAAAGTACCAACTCTTTCGATACCCATGTTGTATTGGTCTTGCTCAGGAGCTGCGTTTGATACGTGGAAGTACTCCAAGTCATCAAAGATTGCAGAAACCTCAGAAGATACAACAATCCAGTTTGCGCCACCTCTTAGAGTTGACTTGTGGATTTGTGCAGAGATTTGGTTGATTGCAGTGATAAGAGTCTGGTTCCAGTCCTTTTGAGTGTAAGGAGTTGTACCAGCAGAGAATCTCTTCCATCCGTTGTAGTCCCAACGAAGGTTCCAAGATGCAGCTTTTCTCAAGTCTCTTAAGATTTCACGGTCAATTTCAGCAGCTACTTGCTCAGACAACAACGCAGTCAATTCTGCTTCAGCGTCGATGTTGTGGAATGCAGCTACGTCTTGAGCCATTTCAGGAGACCATTGTGCTCTAAGTTTTCTTTCAGTAACCGAAACAGTCACAGACTGAAGGTCGAAAGAAACTTCACCAATTTTATCTTCGAATTCAAGATTCTTATAGATTCTGTAAGTTGCAGTGAATGCCTGACTGTTAGCAGTTGTTGAAGAGAATGTAGAACCTGTGTAGCCGTCAAGTGATGAATCACCACAAGAAATACATACAGGAACTTGCAAATCAACTTCAAGATAGATTTTACCTTCAGCATCACAAACATTGTAGTAAGTACCACCATCAGTCAAACTGTTAGGGAATACCAACGTAGTGTCTTGACCGTAGTCAACGATACCTTTACCGTATCTTTGTGTAACAACTCTAAACAAGTAATTGTTATTTACGTTAGCAGATGTGTAAACGTTTCCAGCAGCACCACGGATTTGAAGGTCAGTCAAGAATTCTTCAGTATCCATTGGTTGACCGTTAGGTCCGATAAGTTGACCAGCTCCAGCAGAAGCAAAGCCAGACATCATGATAAGAACTTTTCTGTAGTTATCCACACCGTAAGCTGAAACAACCAATTCAGAACCTACCCATGCAACAGTTCTAGTTCCAGCAGTAATTGCTGAGAAAGAACCTTTAGAGTAGTCATAAAGACCTGGAGGGTCCAAAGCTGGTTCGTTACCTTCGTAGAATCTATCGTAAAGGTCTTTTTGAGTGTTATAGTCATAACCACTGTTTGGAACTTGACCTTCTGCTGCGTTTGGTGCTCCGTAAGGTGCCCAGTGCTCGTTATCATTTGCTCCAGTGTAAGACTGAATGTTAGGTACGAAGTAGAACAACTTACCGATAGGAAGGTTCATTGCTTGTACAGAAACGATGTCGTTAGCCAAAAGCTTAGAGAAAACTCTACGTACGATTGGGAAAACAACAGTTTCGAATGAACCTGAGTCAGCTGTTGATGATGCTTCGTTAATCAAATATGACGCTTGGTTTTCATACAACTGCGCGATATTTTCTTTAAGGTGACCGTTAAGTCCTTCGAGGAAACCTAACTTGTCCCATTTGTTAATTGTATCTTCTTTGATAACTTTAAGGTGCTTAAGACCGATGTTACCAACAAGACCACTTTCTAATAATGCTCCCATTTTTGTTTTTTTTTTATTTAGGATTTTTATTTTTTTACAATTTAGACATCAAATCCTTAATTCTTAAATATTGAGGATTTTCGTATGTCTTAGACTCTATAAGAGTAGTTGCAGAACCAGAAGTTTTTGTTGTGTTCAACTGTCTCTCAACGTTTTCAGAAATGTTCTTCGTTTCAACGTGTGCAAGTTCATCTTTAAGAGTTTTGTAGAGTTGCTTTGATTCTTTTAGAGATTCTACCGAATCAAATCTTCTCAAGATGTTAATTTTTTCTTTCTTGGTAGTGGAATGCTCTGTGAACAATCTTGTAGCATAAGCTAAGTTAGAATTAAATACAGCAACTTCATTAAGTTTTTCTCTGAACACGTTCAAAGCTTTTCTATATTCTTCATTCTTTTCTCTGAGCATTTTCAACTCAACATCGATTGATTCTACTTTAACACCATTATCACCATAAACATAATTTCTGTTGTTTGTGATACCTTTTCTTAAACCTCTACCTTCTTTCGAACCCATACCATAAGTTCTAGCAGCTTCTTTTGTTTCTTCTTTGGTTTCATAGTCTTTTTTACCAGGATGTGTTTTTGACTTGTCACCTTTGTTACCACCAACTTTTCCTTCGTAGTCTTTAAAGTGTCCATCTTTACCCTCACCAGCTTTCTTTTCAACACCGTCTACTTTCTTACGTCTGTATTCGTGTTTCTTAGAATCTTCTTCCATTTCACCTTCTTTGAACTCAAATTTTGCTTTACCAGTTCCCATAGTTTTAGGTCCAGCCTTTTTGTGGTCATCAAATCCTTTCTTTGGTAATGTACTATCGTACCCAAACTTAGGTTTGCCCATTCCAACGCCTTTTGGTTTTACAGTCATTTTAGCTTCGGATAGGTCGTAGTCCTCGCCCATCATGTCCGAATCTTCATCGTCCATCATGTCTTCAAGTTCTTCTTCCATTTCTTCCTCATCCATTTCTATTTCGTACATGATTTCGTCTTCTGACTCACCTTCCATATACAAAGCGTCTAACACAGCTTCTAAATCCGCATCTTCTTGCATATCTAGTTCTGTAAAATCCATTCCGTATTCCATCATGTCTTCACCTTCTTCCATTTCTTCGTCCATTTCCATCATGTCTTCGTCTTCCTCCATTTCGGATTCTTCAAGTTTCACGATGTACTCAACGTCTTCATTTTCGTCGGTTAAATGAATATCATCACCATCTTTTACCACAACAATTCCATCTTCTGGACTCATCGCTTTAAAAGCTTTAATAACTTCATCATCAGACATGCTGGTCATATCAATAGTTTCCTCCGAATCATCGAAGTCCATATCAATACCCATGTCTAGTTCATTAGAGTCTTCCATATCTTCACTTTCATCACCCATGTCTAAATCCATGTCCAATTCTGTGTCGATTTCAACCTCGTCTTCTTCTTGTTCAGAAAGAGATTCCTTTACTAACTGACTGATTTCTTCCTTCATAGTAGAAGCAAGTATTCCTTTTGCGTTCTCGGCAATTACCTCTTCAACATTTTTCATTTGAATGAGTGCCTCTTCAACTAAATTTTTAGTTTCTTGCATGTAAATTGTTTTCCTAATAAATAGTGTTTAAAATAAAAAAATCCGTCTAAACCCATTTCTAAAAAGAAAAAGGTATAAACGGAAAATAAAAAAGGTGGGTTTCCCCACCTTTTAACGATTACTCGATTACCTCATCGATTTTACTTTCTACTACTGAGACAATCCGCCAGTCGTGTTGGAAGCCGGTATACTTTGTAGTAACCTTTGCTTCTACATCAGTGACTGAGAACCCGTTTACGAGTTTCTCCTCTCTGATTTTTTTTACGCGACCAGAGTTCTCATCTGGTAAATCATAAACGATTTTAGCAACGAAGAATTTTTCATTCATAATAAAGTGTATTAAATTAACGATTTAAATAATCGGTTAATTTTTTCATTAAATCAACTGACTTACCCATTCCAGAGTCAGAAATTTTTTTATTTTTTTCTTCATCCAGGTTTTCTTCATACATACTTCTTTCTTCAGGGTTACCAAAAAGGTATGCTCCAGGTGTTGAAGGCGAGGATACTAGGTCAAAACAGATTAGTTCAAAATCATCTTGAACTTCATTTTGCTCACCAATTTTTTTCAATGAACCAACCCCCCTTGAAGACACACCCATAGTAACGCCTTGGCGCATAAGGTTAGCTGCGATGTCTCCTTTTGTTGAAACAATACCGCTCTCATGAAAACCAGGTGACGTAAGAAGCTTTAATTTACCCATAAGGATATGTCCGTCCCACCAAATGTCTGTGATGATGTGAGCAACTCTATCAAGGTCAATTAAGGATGATTCTGGGTGGTTAAGCTCAGAGGTTGACAAACCTTTTTTAATCGCAGTTTTGTATCTATCAGCCTCACGTTTTAAAATCCTCTCAGGATAGACACGACCATTACGATTTGGTACTCCATATTTTTGAAGTACGGCATAAAATTCAAATGGATTTCTGTAATCCATATCTTTTTTTTCCGAAAGGAATGCCTCGTTAAGTGGGTCTTTTGGTGAAACATACCCAGCATCCATTTCAACAAGGATACCTTTACCGCTCTCTCGGGGGCCTAGTATACGTAAATCTTTCATCATATCTTTTTAAAGATAAATATTATACTAGTTGATAGTTTTTACTTTTGATTTTTCTTTAGTGGAACTAAATGTGAAATAATCGTTTTTTATAATACAATCCCGGTAAATTTCTTTAATAATTTTTTTAATAGCTTCTTTGAGTTGTGAGCCCTTGAAATCCATTTCTTGTTTTGCAAACAAATTAATTTCTAAATTCATAAATGATTTTTTGTTGAGCTGGATACCACTAGTTCTTAAATCCAGGTCGACAATAAATTTTTCAGAAAACAATTCTTGGTTAATACTATGGTAAACAGAATGTTTTATATTTCGAGATAGATTTCCAACAACACGCTCCCAATTTTCACTGTCTTGTTTTGGACAAACCCAAGTCTGGAGGTTAATGTACATGGACTTTAGGTTTTTTGAGTCTACGGTGCCGTATGATGTTTTTAAGGATTCATATTGGTTTAATTTTACCGTTTTACCTTTCTTCAT